GCACAAGGAATTTATGTTGCTGAATCTATACTTAAATATTATCTTCATGATAAAAATTATCCTAAATTTCACGAATTAACACATTTCAAATAAAAATAGTTATGCAAACACTAAAATTAAAAACATCAGATGGTAGGGTTATTTATTATTTCAATAATCCTGAAAGAAGAGTACTACACAATTGGGAAGGACCTGCTTTTATTTATCCTAAAGATCAAAAACAAAAACCAGAATACTATCTTTTTGGTAAACAAATGACAAAAGAACAATGGGAAGAAGCTAAAAGAGACTTTAGTGGTATTCCACCAAGTAAAGACAATAGGTTCGAACAATCAATGAGATAATATGAAAATTGGATTAACTGGAACAGTTTCTGTTGGAAAAACTACATTAGTTAATGCTTTAAGAGCACAAGATCATTTTAAAAACTATGAAACTGCTACTGAGAGGAGTAAATATCTAATGAATTTAGGTATTCCTCTCAATACAGATTCAACTTTAAAAGGTCAAATTATATTTTTAGCTGAAAGAGCAACAGAATTAATGGTTCCTAATATTATTACAGATAGAACTATTTGGGATGTTTGTGCATTCACAGCATTAGCTAAATCAATTCCTGGACATCAAAAATATGATTTTGAAAAAACAGCAATGGATTTAAGTCAAGAATATGATTTAGTTATTTATGTTAGTCCTGAAGGAGTAGACATAGAAAATAATGGAGTTCGTTGTATAGATGTTGAATACAGAACTCAAATTGACTATCAAATCAACAACTTATTGAAAAGATTTCCGCCTAAAAACTTATTGTGTGTAAAAGGAACAACTGAAGAACGCATAAAATCAATATTTGATCATATTTATACTAAAATGTAAATATGGATACTAATAATTTTTCCAACGACCATTTTAGAAAAATGGTAAAGCAGCTTCAAGCTACTCCTCAATCTGTATTGGAAGCTAAATTTGAAAAACCAATTAAAGAGGCTGTTCCTTTTAAGAAAGATGCTTTAGATGAAGAAAGTTTAGATGATAAAAAAGAAAGTTACGACGAGTTTTTAGCACGATTTAAAAGAGGTTTATGAATTTAAAAGTTCTTCAATATATTATTTTAATTATTTTAATTATTTTAGTATTTGTTAAAGTAGAAACATGCAATACTAGTAAATCTAAATCAGATACTATTATAACTATAAAATATGATACTGCTTGGAAAACTAAAATAGAAAAAACACCTGTTTATACACCAGGTCCTACTAAAATTTTACCTGGAGACACACAGTATTTACCTGTTGATACATTAGCTATATTAAAAAATTATTACAATAAAATTTATTACAACGATACTTTACTAATAGACAGTTTTGGTTTCGTTGTTTATCACGACATGGTAACAGAAAATAAAATAGTTCAACGTCAAAAAGAATCTAATTATAAAATACCCGTTATAACAAAAACAATAGAAAAAGAAATTCACCATTATTATAAACAACCTAGACAAGTCAATGCAGGATTTTTAGTAGATCCTCTAAAATTAAGACTATCAGGACTAGTTAGTTATGAAGATAAAAAAGATCATATCTTTCATTTAGGTGTAACTACTAGTCAACAAGGATCATCTATTATAGGAGGTATGACATGGAAAATCAAAACGATCAAATAAAAGATAACCCACAGTTATCTATCAAAGAAGCAATTCAACAAGAACTTATTAAGTGTAAACAAGATCCTGTTTATTTTTGCAAGAAATACTATATGATTCAACATCCTACTAGAGGTAGGGTTAGGTTTACATTGTATCCTTTTCAAGAAAGTGTTTTACGTTTACTTTTAAAAAATAACTATAGTATAATAAATAAATCTCGTCAGTTAGGAATAAGTACATTAAGTTCAGCATATGCTTTATGGCTTATGCTTTTTAACAGTGATAAAAACGTACTATGTATAGCAACTAAAACAGACACTGCCAAAAATATGGTAACTAAGGTAAAATTTGGTTATGATAATTTACCTAGTTGGATGAAAATAAAATCAACAGAAAACAATAAATTAAGTATTCGACTAGCTAATGGCAGTCAAATGAAAGCAATTTCAGCAGCGAGTGATAGTGCACGTTCAGAAGCAGTGTCATTGTTGCTTATAGATGAAGCGGCATTTATTGATAATATTGAAGAAGTATTCGTATCAGCCCAACAAACTTTAGCAACTGGTGGTGGATGTATTGCTATGTCTACTCCTTATGGTACAGGAAACTGGTTCCACAGAACTTGGATAAAAGCAGAAAGTAGAGATAATACTTTTATTCCTATTCGTTTACCTTGGACTGTTCACCCTGAACGAGATCAATCATGGAGAGATCAACAAGACATTGATTTAGGACCTAGAATGGCAGCACAAGAATGTGACTGTGACTTTACTACTTCTGGTGACACAGCAATTGATCCTGCTATATTAAACTGGTACTTGTCTCAAACACAGGAACCTGTAGAACGAAGAGGTTTAGATCATAACTTATGGATATTTGAAAGACCAGACTACTCAAAACAATATGCTGTAGTAGCTGACGTAGCTAGGGGAGATGGGAAAGACTACAGTGCATTTCATATTTTTGACATAGAATTAAATACTCAAGTAGCTGAATATAAAGGTCAAATAGGAACTCGAGACTATGGTCATTTTTTAGTTGGAATAGCAACTGAATACAACAATGCCTTATTAGTAATAGAAAATTCTAATATAGGATGGGACGTAGTACAAACAGCAGTTGAACGACAGTATCCTCATCTTTATTACAGTCCTAGACAAGATGCAGCTTTAACTAATGTAGAACTTTATTTAAACAAATATGACTCAGGTCAAGGAATGGTACCTGGATTTAGTACTACTCAAAAAACAAGACCATTAGTTATAAGCAAAATGATAAGTTATGTACATGAAAAATCAGTTAATATTGTTTCTAAACGTACTTTAGAAGAATTAAGAACATTTATTTGGAAAAATGGTAGAGCTGAAGCCCAAGGTGGTTATAATGACGATTTAGTTATGGCTTTAAGTATTTGTTTATTTTTAAGAGACACTAGTTTAAAGTACAAACAAACAGGAGATGCTTTAACAATAGCAAGTTTAGAACATATGGGAAAATCCACAACAACAATAGGACCAGGAGCTTATGGAGGTGCATATAAAGGAATAGGAGCAGGAACAGGAAATCCAGCAGCTAGTCAGTGGAATATGGACATGGGTAATGGTCAAATGATAGATTTGACTTGGCTAATTTAACAATATTTATTATTATACAATAGAATGGCTATATTTGATAATTTAAAGAAATTATTTTCATCTGACGTTATTATAAGAAACGTTGGTGGAAATGAATTAAAAGTAATGGATACTAACAATATCCAAACAGCAGGTGTTTTACAAACAAATTCTGTTGTAGATAGATTTAGTAGAATTTACACAACATCTGGTGTAGCTGCTTATGCAGGTCAGATGGCTATTAATTATCCGTCACTAAGACCTCAACTTTACAGTGATTATGAAGCAATGGATACAGATGCTATTATTTCTAGTGCATTAGATATTATAGCTGACGAATGTACTTTGAGAAACGAATCAGGAGAAATGCTTCATATTCGTTCTAGTGATGAAAACATACAAAAAATACTTTATAACTTATTTTATGATGTGTTAAATATTGAGTTTAACTTATGGTCATGGACAAGAAACATGTGTAAATACGGTGATTTTTTCTTAAAATTAGAAATTGCTGAAAAATTTGGCATTTACGGTGTAATTCCATTTTCCGCATTTAACATACTAAGAGAAGAAGGAATGGATCCTAAAAATCCATCTTATGTAAGATTTAAATATGATCCAGCTGCCGCGGCAGGTTATGGAACTACAGCAGGTGGTTGGGCTTCATACGGTGGAGGTCAAAAAGACGAAACAGCATTTTACTTTGAAAATTATGAAATGGCTCACTTTAGACTATTAAGTGATTTGAATTATTTGCCTTATGGTAGAAGTTATTTAGAGCCTGCTCGTAAATTATTTAAACAATATATTTTGATGGAAGATGCGATGATGATTCATCGTATTACTAGAGCCCCTGACAGACGTTTATTTTACATTAATATTGGTTCAATTCCTCCTAATGAAGTAGAAAATTATATGCAGAAAATGGTGGCTAAACTTAAAAAGACACCATTTATGGATGAAAAAACAGGTCAATATAATTTAAAATACAATGTTATGAATATGTTGGAAGACTATTATATTCCTGTAAGAGGAAACGATCAGTCAACTAAAATTGACAGTGTTAAAGGCTTAGATTGGACAGGAATTGAAGACGTAGATTATTTAAAAGAAAAATTATTTGCTGCTCTTAAAGTGCCTAAAGCATTTATGGGCTATGAAAAAGACTTAACAGGTAAAGCTACATTAGCAGCAGAAGACATTCGATTTGCTCGTACAATTGAACGAATCCAACGAATTCTTATTAGTGAATTGACTAAAATAGCATTAGTTCACTTGTATACTCAAGGATACGACGGTGAAGCATTAACTAACTTTGAACTTAGTTTAACTACTCCTTCTATTATTTACGATCAAGAAAGAATTGCTTTATTAAAAGAAAAAGTAGACTTAGCTAAACAAATCATGGAAAGTGATTTAATGCCTAGTAACTGGATTTATGATAATGTATTCCACTTCAGTGAAGATGAAATTGACGAATACAGAGACTTAGTAGCTGAAGACAAAAAACGTTATTTTAGATTAGCACAAATTAAAGAAGAAGGAAATGATCCAGCTGAAACAGGTCAAGCATATGGTACACCACACCAGTTAGCTACATTGTATGGTTCAGGAAGATACACAAATACACCTAATGCTCCACAAGAGGTACCCGCAGGATACGATGAAAAACAAAAAGACATAGTAAGATTGCCTGGTAGACCTGAAGAAAAATCATCTATAAGAGACACTCAAGAAAGTCCTTTTGGAAAAGATAGTTTAGGAAGAAAAGAATACAGTTCATCTGCTGATGGAGAAGACAAATACGGCAAAACCAACCATAAAGGTGGAAGTCCTTTAGCTTTAGAAAGTAAAGCACAATTTTATAAAAACAGATCAATGTTTGACTCACTGCCTAGACCTGAATCTAGAAAAATTAATCTTTTTGAAAATAAAGAAGACAGCAACTTGTTAAGTGAAGATAATATTATTGATTTATAATTTATTATATATTTATTACTAGAACTTCCATGAATCAAATTAAACATTCGAAGTACAAGAATACTGGAATTATTTTCGAACTTTTAGTTAGACAAGTAACTAATGATGTATTGTCAACCGGGGACTCACCAGCAGTAAAAATCTTAAAGAAATATTTTTCTAACAGTGAATTAGCTAAAGAACAAAGACTTTATAATTTAGTTAATACACAAGAAAAACTTACAGAATCAAAAGCAGAAGCTGTTTTACAAACAATAGCTGAAACTGCCTTGAAATTTGACTTGTCTAAGTTACAAAAAGAAAAATATAATTTAATTAAAGAAATTAAAAAACACTACGATTTAGAAAGTTTCTTTAAAAATAAAATAAATAACTATAAAACATCAGCAGCTATTTATACTTTATTAGAATCTTACAGATCTATAAATTACACAGATCCTAAACAAGTAATAAACAATAAAATTACTCTTTTAGAACATTTAACTCAAAAAGAAATTATCAATAGTGAAAACGAAGACATCAAATTGTTTTTACAAGAATCAAAAGATATTCGTATTTTAACCTATAGAATGTTGAT